CAATATACTTCTACAGGTGGTAATATGCCACCTTGCAATGCACAAGCCATCCAATTAGGGTCAGGCACTGTTACCTTTGCACATTCTTCAGGTGCATCAGGGTCTTCCCATACCACACGATAATCAGATTGTTTACCTTCTAACTTTTCTTTTGCCCAACACAATCTATCCCAAAGATGTGTTCCCTGAAATTCAGGAGTTTCTATTTTTGTCATGCTAAATCTCCAAATGCTTGTCCATAAAAATGATTCATGTCTGCTTGACTAGAACCAAATACGTTTAAATTTATTTGTGATGCAGACTCTGCTACTGCCATAAAATCTCTATCTCTATTAGATGCAATAGGTGCATTATCGGCTGTAGTACCTGAAACAGAATAATTTGCACTACTCATACTATTTGTAAATACTTGGTCATAGTTTCCTGTACCATTATCAACTAAAGAACTTACATTAAAACTATCTCTATTTGTTAAGGGACTTTCTGAACCATCAAAATTCACCCATGATTTACATACACCATTAAAAATGTAACTCGTATCAATAGACTTCTCTGTACCAGTATTAACTTGGTCAGATGTTGTTAATGTATCAAATGCTATTGTTCCGTGTGCCATTATGCTAAATCTCCGTGTGCTACACACAAAACTTGGTCAAAATCAAAAACTGCATCACCATCAGTTTTGTAAGTTACAAAACCATATTGAGAAGTACTGTTCGCCCAACTTGTTGTGTTTCTATTTAATGCAACTAATTCTGTAGACCCACCTGCAGTAACAGCAAAATCATCATTGCCAAAATTATTTGTTACTACAAATATTCCTTTGCCTGTTTCAGAATCTGTTACAGAACTCAAATTTAATGAATCCCTTGCAGCAGGTGTTGAAGCATCGCCATCTGAGTTGACCCACGATTTAGCTAATCCATTTTGTAAATTAGTTGTGGTTGAACCGCCCTCTCCTGTAACAACAATACTACCTGCAGAGGTTTTACCTGTAAAGGTGTTTGTTATTAAGGTACTCATGCTAGGTCTCCTGCTATATGAATATAATGTATTCCATCAAAAGCAGAACCATTATAAGAAACTTGAGCAGATTTAAAAGCAGAAGTAGTTCTACTTGCTTTACCCTCTGAATTAGTTGCTTGAGTGCCCATCAAACCATTCTTTGCAGCAGCACCTGCAGGAGTATAATCTTGACTAGACATAGCATTAGTAAAGGTTGCAGTTACTAAACCTGTTCCATCATCTGTGCCACTCGCTATATTAAAAGAGCCTTCAAATGAATTTTGACTATCATATAAATCATAGCCATACCATGCTTTTATTGCGTGTTGATTGGTAAGTGTTACTGCACCACCACCTGTGCTTTGTACTGTATCTACTTTAATTGTACTCATAATGTAACTAGCCTTCCACCTGATTCTATAGTTAATGTTATACCACTATCTATTGTAATAGGTCCTGTAGCATTTGCATTTTCTGTAGCAGTTATTGTTATATTAGTAGAAACATTTTTAGAGTTTGTTCTAAATAAACCACCAAGTTTAAAGTTACCTTTATTCTCTGCTGCAGGGGATATTGATTCTCCTGCTAATTCAAGGAAATATACAAAGATATTGTTTGTTCCACTGGAAGGAGCTGCAGTAAAAGTAAGAGTAGAGCCATCAGGAACAGTATAAGCAGCACTATCTTGAACAACACCATCAACCGATACAAGTATATCTTGGACATTACTAATTGTTCTACCTAATGCAAATGTGGTATCACTGCCATCTCCACTAAATCTCACAACAGCAGGTGGATTTTGAAAGTTGGCTGCAAGTTGATTACCTATGTAAGGCATTATGTAATCTCCATTATGCTCAATGCACCTGAAAGTTTATCAGCTACGGAACAATCAACCTTTAGAATATCGGTGGTTTCTAATATTACTTTACCACCTGATAATAATTCTAAGGATGAGCCTACAGGAATAGGTACATCTTTTGCTAAAAATGCTGTTCCATTTGTAGCACCTCTACCACCACCTGATGTATCACTAACAAGCTCTACTTCTGCAGTAACCTGTGAAGTATGTATGTTTGTTAAGATTAATCCAATCACAACTGTTGTTGTGCTACTTGGTGTGGTATAGATTGTGTACGGAGTTCCTGCAGCATTAGGTTCTGCAGCGAATGTAATCACTCTAAATGTATTTGCCATAATTATATCCTATTTTTATAAAAGTATCAAGTCTTTTCTTGACTATCCAAGAGCTATTGCAAGAGCAGTTGGGTCCTCAGAAGAAAATCCTGCACTTGTCAAATATGTTGTTAAAGTAGACAGTGCTACTTGTTTCATAGTGCCCCCATCATTGGTCACTAATCTATCTGCATCTGCTAGTGTTATAGAAGAGGCAGTTGTATCACCATCCATAACATTTAACTCTGTTGCAGTTGATGTTACACCATCTAATATGTTTAGTTCTGCAGCAGTTGATGTAATAGAAGTTCCTGCTATTTGTAATGTTGTTGCATTAACTTCTCCACTAGAGCCATATATAACTCCCTTACTGTTTACAATAGTTCCTGCACTAGAACCATCTACTAAATTAAGTTCTGAAGCAGTAGAAGTTACTCCATCAAGAATATTTAACTCTGCTGCAGTAGATGTAATTGATGTTCCGTCTATAGATAATGCATCTGTTTCTAAAGTACCATCCACATCTACGTTACCTGATATATCTAAAGATGCTGCAATTAATTGGTCTACTTGTAAATCTTCGTGACTAGAGCCTAATTTTAATTCAAACTTAGGACCTGTTGTATTATAACTAAATGTAGCATCATCTCCACTACCACCTTCAATAGTTATACCTGCACCATTTACAACTGCACTTGTACTATTGCCACTATCTAATACAATATTGTGGTCATTTAAATTAACTGTAGCAGAGTTTACTGTGGTTGTTGTTCCTGATACAGTTAAGTTACCTTCTAATGTTACATTAGCTCCACTAAATGTCATAGCAGCAGTTGGTGTTGAACCTGATTTAATTACAAGTTCACCACTAGAATTTGTTAAACTTCCGTAGGTAGTTCCGTCATCTTTTAAAACAACATCTGCACCACCTGCATCAAGAGTAACATCTCCTGCAGAATCTAATGTAATAGTAGAACCTGTTACTGTAGCAATTACAGGACTTGTTAGTGTTTTGTTTGTTAATGTTTGTGTCGCAGTTGTACCTACAATCTCTTGGTCTCCGCCTGGAGGTAATGTAAGTACGTTTGTTACACTAGCAGAGTGTGGTTGTGATTTAACTGTTTGACCATGTGAGTTAGACTCACAATTAAATACGACTGTTCCCGGATTAGTATTACCTTTAACTACAACTTTACCTGTACCATTTGGTGCAAGGTCAATATCAGCATTTGACGTAGTAACAATATCGTTACCATTCATGTCAAGATTACCACCTAACTGAGGAGAAGTATCTTCTGCAACATTAGATATTTCAGAACCTGATACGATTCCTGCTGTTAATGTAGCTCTTGTAATTTTTTTAAGACCACCGCCTGATGTGTCTACTGCTAACAATACATCATCACTTGCAACTGTGGATATTTCAGATAAGTCGCCTACTGCGATAGAATTAAAGTTTGTTCCGTCTGCTACAAGTAAGTTACCTGCAGTATTAGTTCCCATAGTGATGTCATCACCTGAAACTGTCAAGTCACCTGTTACTGTTAAATTTTGAGATAATGTTACATCACCACCAGAGGCTATAGTTATAGCATCAGTATCAGAAGTATGTCCTATTGTTGTGCCATTAATTATAATATTATCAACTGTAAGAGTGGTGAGTGTTCCTACAGAAGTAAGATTAGGCATTGCAGTTATTTCATCATCAAAGTAAGCAGCTAAATCTGTAACTGCAACTTGCTTCATAGTTCCTGCATCATTAAATACAACTCTGTCTGCATCTGCTACAGTTGTAGATGTGGCAGAGGTATCTCCGTCTAGTATATTTAATTCTGCAGTTGTTAGAGTAGCACCATCTAATACTTCTAATTCTGCTTCTGATATGACTGCAGAACCTATTGTAACAGTTCCTGCAAAAGTTGTATTAGCACCACTAAATGTTACTGCAGTAGTGCTGCCTGATTTTATTATTAAGTTTCCTGAAGTATTAGTAAGAGAGGCAAACTGCGTTCCACCATCTTTAAGTACAATGTCTCCACCATCTGCATCTAAAGTTATATCACCTGCAGTGTCAACAAGAACTGCACCATCTGCTACTAAATCTAATTGTCCATCTGTAGATGAATTGATGTATATTGCTGTGTCTCTAAATTGTAACTTCTCTGTAGAAGCAACAAGTATGTCATCACTAAATTCAAAGTAATCTTCATCTTCTTTCCATGTTAATACACCATCTGCTGTTTCACCATCAAATGTAACTGCTATGTCTGTCCCTGCAGTGCCATCACCTATTGTAATTGCAGTTCCAAGTAGTTTAGTAATAGGACCACCTTCATTGGCTGTACCGTCATGAGTGTGTCCCGTGCTTGCTTGAAAAGCTGCTAATAGCTGATTAAACTCATCATTGGTATGAGCCGCTGTTATTGTATCGCCATCACTATACGAAGATTGTCTTGTGTAGGTTGCTCCCATTTATCTTCTTGCTCCTAATTGATATTCTAGTTGAAATCCTTTTAAAGAATATGGTGCAGTAGAACCACCATCATTTACTCTTAATGCTACAGCAAATCCTGAACCTTCAACTGCCTGTCTTACTAATGGTTGTGATGCACCACCATATGTTCCAAAAGCACTTGAGCTAACTCCATAAGTTGTTGTGCCATATATAGCAGCAACATCTCCAGAATCTAATGCATAGGCTGCTGGTCTTACTGAGTCTTTAGCTTCATAATCATATCGTAAAAATAAATCTGCATCAATAGAGGATTCAGGTGCGTAGTTTATTATAACACGTTGCATGTGTTTTCTAATACCTGCATCACCAAATGTCATATCAGGACCTCTATATTTACCTAATATGGCTGTCCCATCAAAGTCGTTTCCTGATTCTTGCCTATATACATATCCATTACTATAATCCCCATGCAATACTAACACATCTCCTGCAGACACAAAACTATCGGTGCAAGCAGGTTTTATTCCTCTAATCTCAGAAAATTCAAATTTCTGTCCTTTCATAACACATATAACCCCTTTTGTTGAGTTTTGTCCTGTGCCATCTTTAGTAAAAAATATTCTATACTGTGTCTTATCCGGTATAACTACTGAATCAAATTCAGATGCACTAGATAAATTTGCATCAAATAAACTTTGAACATTAGCACTTATAGTGCCCAATTCCACGTCACCGATACGGGCAGTTCCTGCCACCGTACGCAACCCATCAGGACCAAGAAAAATAAGGTCACCAGCAAATTCTTGAATAGTGTCGCCATTTATACATCCTATATCTCTTGTTACTGAAGTTATCGCAAAGTTAGAACTTGATGTTCCTGATAATTTAAATATTCTATTTTCGCAGAATATGAATAAATCTTCACGGAAAACTTTAAGTCCTGTTATAGTATCATCAACTTTAATTGTTCCTGCACCACTGCCTGTAGCAAAATTATCTTCATCAAAAGGAACACTAAAAACTAATTCTTGTTTTGCAGCAGACATTCCTGCATAAAACATATGGTTTTTAAATGATACTACAAACTTTGCACCTGTTACTGCAGTGCTTACTTCTCCACCACCACCTGATGATACATCTGTTGCAGTAAAAGATGTATTAAATACTGTAGGAGCATTTGCTCCGTCTGCTACAATTAGTTTATCATTACCATCAAAATTAAATCGTTCAAAACTATATTTACCTGCACTTGTTCTTCCACTATCTCTTTCTGTCCAACTTGACCCACCCGGAGTCGCACTATATATTTTTTCTCCTCTAGCTGCAACAACAGATGAACCAAATGTTGCTACCATTAAAACTTTTTCAGAAGACGAGCTTGTAACAGGAACTATTGCTGATACATACTTACTAAATCCATTTATTCTTCTATAACCACCTTCAATATCAGGTTCAAAATTTTGTAACTCTAGTGCTTCACCCGGTTGCATCATAAAGGTAGAACGATTAAGAACTAATCCTCCTTCGCAGTTAAATGCTGATGGTTGTATCCTAGATAAATCTGCCATTATGCTGTTGTTTCAGTACTAAAATATCCAGCCATAGTTGCCGGTTTTAATATAACTGTAGACCTAACATACTCGTATTTATTAACAAGTAGTGTCTGCATGTTTTTTATACCCTGCTCAAATCTAGCAAAGTTTAATTGATATTGTTCTACCTCTCCTCTATACTGATAAGCATATGCAGTAGCTCCATCAACTACTGTAGGAGCAAATCTGTCTGGAATTGATGTTGTATCTCCATGAGCAGACAAGTCTGACGGAAAAGTAAAATAATCAAATTTTAAAGAGTATGCTTTATCTGGAAAAGGATATAATAAATAATTATTATCTAATGTTCTTACTATATGTGTTGGAACACCACCACCTGTAAATTGTGCTACTTGTACATCATCACTATGAGCTGCTGCTGTTGTGCTATTAGCACCTCTGGTAGCACCAGTAAATGTTGTACTAGATGTTCCTGTATATGTTATTTGTTCATTTTCTATATACAGTGTTCCTGAAGAATCAAATCCTGATGTGCTATCTACAGTTATTGTAGTAGCAGAATCAGTTAAAGCACCATCTAAATTTGTAGTATCTATTTCATCTTCTTGTTCTATATTATTAGCAACATATTCATTGTATGCTAATAAACTTAAATTATTCCCGCTTACACCTAAATCAGAATTTTTTACTATTCTTGCTGTATTATAATCTACGTGTTTAGTAGAAGTAGGTAAACTATATTTTACTGTGCCCGGAACTAAAGTAGATGTATTAGTGGCATGGTTAAACGGGTAACTAAATTCTTTTTGATTAATATATCTTATGGCTTCATTAACAGCATTTTGTGCTTGTATCTGTATGCCTCTTGCTGAAGAAAAAGTAGCAGAAGTTAATTGAGGTTCATTCATACGAGCAAGAACACTATTTGTTAATGTAAGATAAGTTTGTGCCATGATATTTTAAATAATAGGGGACAAAATTAATTGTCCCCATAGTTAAGTTATGCTGTTAAGCTAATTGGTCTCTATCGACCTCGTCAGGCTTATCATCTAAGCCATGACCTGCTAAATCAATAACAGTGGCATACATTCTAAGTCTACCTGTAGCTGGAGCAGCACCTGCAATCTTAGCATCAATAGTATCTGTAGAAGTTACGAATTGAGTGTAAGTTGAAGCTGCACTTCCCACAATAGTATTAGTCTGACCATTAGTTCCTG